ATGGCAGCTCCGTCTATGATGATCGAGGGCTCCTGATACTGTGAGGTGAGTGTGATGCCCATGAAACCGAAACGACCCTGCCGCTATCCCGGCTGTGCCGGGTTCTGCGAACAGGGGCAGGTCTTCTGCCGGGAACACAAAAAATGGAGTACTGATCATGTGCGTGGTGGCGCAAATGCCAGAGGCTATGACGCCCGGTGGCGGAAAGCAAGGAAAGTCTTTCTCCAGTCGCATCCGCTCTGCGCGGAGTGCCTGAGGGAAGGCAAAGCGACACCGGCAACCGTAGTCGATCATATAGTCCCACATCGGGGCAATTCCATGCTGTTCTGGGACATAAAAAACTGGCAACCCCTTTGCAAAGGTTGCCATGATCGGAAGACGGGGAGCGGCTTTTAATGTTTTGTTACGCAGGAACAGCAATGAGACTTTTGCGTAAATCCTCTGCGCCGAATGGGAGATAATTGTCATTCACAACAAGCTCACGCCCCAGAATACTCTCAAGAGCTTTTGCTGTCCAATCATCCAAGAAGGAGGGGTTATTTTGCAGGATCTTATTGATCTCACCTACAATCTCCAGGCCGCAGAAACGGTCAAACATCTCAGTCCCGGAAATGGTCGTGCCATCGTCGCCTGTGATGGTTGCGTGTTTAACCCTCCAAACCTTCTTTGCACTCATCATGTGAAGCACATATGCCTCGAACAACTCCTTCTTGGCCTCCATGCTGGTCATGTTAATGGTGTAGTGCTCAAATGCGGTATCCAATTCATCCGGGAGAGCGCTCGGCTTTGTAACCACTGTTGTTTGAGGCCAAGGAGCAGATTGTCTCTGCTGTTGCTGGGCTGTCATTTGGGCGCGTTTCTCTGCGATTCTTTTTGCTCTGCGCTTTTCCTCTTTCTTTCTCCGGTGGTCATTCCATGCATCAGAAAGCATCTGTGTTCCAATATTTACAGCGGCATCAACGCCTTTCCGGATAGCACGATCTGCTATGCCATACAGAAGTCGTTCACCAAATGAGGGCTCCCGCTCCACATAAACCGGAACCTCATGGTATCGATCACGATATTTGATCACGGGCCGCGATGGATCGCTGTCTACAATCGTTACGTCATAAACCGGCCCAGAATAGGTACCGTCTTGACGATGCCTTCCTCCTTTTCCAATCCGGTCGCCAGTAATATCTTTTCCAGCTTTATCGGTACGCGGAACTTTACAAGTTGCATAGTCATAGTCTCTGTTATCAGTCATTCTGAATCGCCTCCACATTGATTTCTTCATGTTCGTAAGCGCCAAGGGGATATTCTGAGATGTAACCGGTTATTCGGAACGGCTTACCGCAATTGATACACTCATAGTCGTTGCAGTCAAATTCATGCAGAATGTCAGGCCCCATCGGACGGTCGGTAGAGGACTTGGATGTTTCGTGGTCTTCTAAGTCAATCATATTGCCATGGCCACAATAAGGGCAATCAACGACTCGCTTCATGCTGATGCCACCGAGATCCATCATGTCCATGTTACCCAGTTCACGCTGGCGATTCAGCTCATTCAGCTGGACGATGGTGTAATACTCCTCCAGAGCCTTCCGGAAGATCTGAGATTTCGGTTTCCCGGTTGTTTTACTACAGTAAGTCAACATCTTTTCTTCCTCGTCATTGAGGCGGACGCGGTACTGGTTGTCACGCTTGTCTTCAACGCTGGGTCTTCCTCTTCCTGCCATACTGTCCTCCTTTTAACGGATATCCATTTAATCCGTTGAGTACAGTATACACGCCTTATGGGAAGTTGTCAAGGAATTTATGGATACACTTTTAATCGGGAGGTTAAAAACTGATGAAAAACCCATTGCGACATCTTTTTCGCTCTCGTGACAAGCCCCAGGACACCGTGTCCGCAGCGCCCGCCTTCTACTTCGGCACAAGCGGTTCCGGCAAGAGCGTCACAGCGCAGAGTGCGATCCAGCTCTCTACGGTCTACGCCTGTGTGCGCGTGATCTCTGAGACCATCGCCAGCCTGCCGCTGGGGGTGTACGAGCAGGATGAAAACGGCAACAGGAAGGCCACGGAGCATCCGTTGTACCGGCTGCTGCACGACGAGCCCAACAGCGAAATGACGTCGTTTGTGCTGCGGGAGGTCATGCTCACACACCTGCTGATCTACGGCAATTCCTACTGCCAGATCATCCGCACCGGCAAGAACGGCATCGTGGGGCTTTACCCGCTGCTGCCCGACCACATGGACGTGGATCGGGACAGCAAGGGCAACCTGACGTACACCTACACCACCAGCGATGGCAAGACCGTCAGCCTGAAGCCGCCCCAGGTGCTCCACATTCCGGGACTGGGCTTTGACGGCATTATGGGTTACAGTCCCATCGCGCTGGAGAAGAGCGCCATCGGGCTGGGGCTGGCGGCGGAGGAATACGGCAGTAAGTTCTTCGCCAACGGCGCTCGGCCTTCCGGCGTTCTTACGCACCCGAACACGGTGAAGAACCCGAAGGCGCTGCGTGAAAGCTGGAACGCGGCCTACGGCGGTTCCGGCAACGCCAACCGTGTGGCGGTCATCGAGGAAGGCATGACGTTCACTCCCCTGAGCATCCCCAACAATGAGGCGCAGTTCCTCGAAACGAGGAAGTTTCAGGTGGATGAAATCTGCCGAATCTTCCGGGTACCGCCGCATCTGGTGTGCAACCTGGAGCACGCCACCTTCTCGAACATCGAGCATCAGAGCATCGACTTCGCCGTCCACACGATCCGCCCCTGGCTGGTGCGAATCGAACAGTCCATGAACCGCGTCTTGTTCTCCGATCAGGAGAAGGGGCGCTTCTATGTGGCGTTCAACATAGACGGCCTGATGCGCGGCGACTACAAGAGCCGGATGGAGGGCTATGCCATCGCCCGGCAGAACGGCTGGATGAGCGCCAACGACATCCGGGAACTGGAAAACCTGAACCCCATCTCCGAGGCTGAGGGCGGCAACGCCTATCTGGTCAACGGGAACATGATTTCCATTGACACCGCCCGGAGTCAGACCACCAGCAGCAGAACAACTGACAAGGAGGCCAAGACCCAATGAAGCGTTTCTGGAATTGGGTGCGCAATGAGGACGAGACCCGCACCCTGTATCTCAACGGCGTGATCGCCGAGGAAAGCTGGTTCGAGGATGAGATCACCCCCGCAGCCTTTAAGGAGGAGCTCTTCTCCGGCAGCGGGCCGATCACGCTCCACATCAACTCCCCCGGCGGCGACTGCATCGCGGCGAGCCAGATCTACACCATGCTCATGGACTACCCGCACGACGTGACCGTCCAGATCGACGGCATGGCGGCGTCCGCTGCCAGCGTCATCGCCATGGCGGGCACGAAGGTGTGCATGAGCCCCACCAGCATGATGATGATCCACAATCCCTTCACCATGGCCATGGGTGACAGCGACGAGATGCGCCGCGCCATCCAGCTGCTGGACGAGGTGAAGGAAAGCATCATCAACGCCTACGAGATCAAGACAGGGCTGTCCCGCGTGAAGCTGGCCCACCTGATGGACAGCGAGACGTGGATGTCCGCGCACAAAGCGAAGGAGCTGGGCTTCTGCGACGAAGTGCTCTATTCCCCGGAGGATGAACCCGACAATGCGTCGGGCTTTTCTTTTGCACGGAAATCGGCGGTCACGGCCCTGATGAACAGGGTTATGGCAAAGGTGCCTGACGAGCCTGCTTCCGAGGAAAAGCCCGCACCCCCTGAACCCGACTGGCACATGACCAAGCTCAACCTTTTGAAATACCTGTAAGGAGGTACATCACAATGCGTGAACTTATGGAACTGCGCGAAAAGCGCGTGCAGACCTGGAACGCTGCCAAGGCGTTCCTGGACAGTCATCGCGGCATCGACGGCACCCTGTCCGCCGAGGATGACGCCATCTACAACAAGATGATCGACGACATCGACCGCCTGGGCAAGGAGGTCATGCGGCTCGAGAAGCTGGAGGCGCTGGACGTGGAGATGTCCAAGCCCACCAGCAAGCCCCTGGCATCCGTCCCCGGCGCGGCTCCCGGTGACGACAATCCCAAGTCCAAGACTGGGCGCGGCACCCAGGACTACAGCGGCTCCTTCTGGCGCATGATGCGCTCCAAGTCCGTGCCCCACGAGGTGCTGAACGCGCTGCAGATCGGCACGGATACCGAGGGTGGGTACCTTGTGCCGGATGAGTACGAAAAGACCCTGATCGAAGCGCTGCAGGAGCAGAACATCTTCCGTCAGCTGGCGCACGTCATCCACACCTCCAGCGGCGACCGGAAGATCCCCGTGGTCACCAGCAAGGGCACGGCGAGCTGGATCGATGAGGAGCAGCAGTACCCTGAGAGCGATGACGCCTTCGGTCAGGTGTCCATCGGGGCGTACAAGCTGGCCACCATGATCAAGGTGTCCGAGGAACTGCTCAACGACAGCGTGTTCGACATCCCGTCCTACATCGCCCGCGAGTTTGCCCGGCGCATCGGCGCTGCCGAGGAGGAAGCCTTCTTCACCGGCAACGGCACCGGCAGGCCCCTGGGCATCCTCGCCGCGACCGGCGGCGCTCAGGTCGGTGTGACCGCTGCGAAGGCGGATGCCGTGACCTTTGATGAGGTTATGGATGTGCTGGCTTCTTTCCCTACGACGGCAGCGGAGGACTGACGCCCCCGGATGGCGACAGGCTCACGCTGCAGGACTTCATTTTCTCAACCTACAACTCTCTGCTGGACGCCGGGTGGCGCATGCAGGAGATCGACCAGATGGACATGCTCGGCTTTTTGAAGGTACGGGCATGGAATTCCAACCGGGCGAAGGAGCAGACCGCGCCGAAAGCGCGATACATCGACGAGGTGTGGCCGGGGCTAAAACCATAGAATCCATTATTGCTCACTCATCAGCGATGTGGTATAATCCTATCAAGTATAACCGGACTTTGAGGGGTGTGAAACACTTGAAGGATCAATATGTTGGCGACGTCGGTGATTATGGTAAATATGGCCTACTTCGCTATCTGTCTCAAAAAGGGATCAAGATTGGCGTGAACTGGTACCTTACCAGAAACGATGATATTGTGGTTAACGGCAATATCCGCGGGTATCTTGACAATGAAGACGAGAGCAAATACGACCGAGACGTATTCTTTCTGCTGAAATATTTACCTGAGAGAAGCATCGGTCAAATTGAATCAAGCAACATTATTCCAAACACCCTGTTCTATAGCGAACTCCTGACAATTGATGACTTGCCAAAAGCAAAACGGTGGGGAATGCGAAAAGCATGGCACAATCAGGCAATGAGGGTGCTGGCAGATGCTGAACTCATCTTTGCCGATCCCGACGTCGGTTCGACAGATGACGAAACCGCACTTGAAAAAGGCGGTGAAAAGTATGTTGCTCTTGGAGAATTGCAGCAATACTATGAAAGTGGAAAAGACGTGGTCTATTATTGCCAAAGAGCCCGTCGAACACCAGAACAATGGCGGGAGAAAATGCTTGAGCTCACCACGATGTGCCCCAATATCAGGATAATCGCATTGACATACCGGCGTGGCACACAGCGTTCATACATTTTTGGCATCCATCCGGAACGCTTTAGCTTTTATGATACGCTGCTTGATGACTTTCTGAAAACCAGTTGGGGAACCTATGCTGTGAAGAACAAGAACATTCCTTTCTTTATGGAAGAAGTACCTGAAGTTTTCTGTGGATAACATGCCCAGAATTCCAAGACGAATCTCACGCACGGCGTCGCTTACGAGCGGCGCTCTTTTAATGCTCAAAACAAGTAGGTGGTGAACTCCCATGGCAGAAGTGCTGCGCGATCTTGTCGTCTCGCTGTCGCTGAAGACGGACAACTTTTCCCGGAATATCAATAGCATCAATCGGCAGATCCGCGAGGCGGAGAGCGCCTTCCGGCTGGCTGGCGCGGGTATTGACAATTTCGGCAACACCACGGCGGGCATGTCCAGCCGCCTGTCCATGCTGCAGACCAACCTGGGCCATCAGAGGGATGCTGTAACTCAGTATGAACGCGCGCTTGCTACCGCGAATACGCGCCTTCAGGAGAGCTACACCCGGTATCAGCAATACTCCCAGCGTTTGACAGAAGCCAGGCAGCGGCATACCGAGCTGGCGGAGGGCATTCGCAATCATGAGAATGAGCTTCGAGCGCTGAAGGACGAAGGCTATGAGAATACCATCGCCTATGCGGAAGCCGAATCCCGGTTGGATGGACTAAAGCAGGAATACGCTGCCAACGGTGAAGAGGTCAGGAAGCTGGAAGGCCAGTGCAACGCCCTCCAAAAGACCATGCAACGCAACGCGGATGCCGTGTCCAGAGCCAAGACTGATCTGAACAACGCGAGGGCCGCTGTCCGGGAGACAGAAGCGGAAATTCGTCGTCTCTCCCAGCAGCTGAAGATCCAGCAGTCCGCGTGGACACAGGCCGGTGCCGCGCTCACAGCCTTCTCCACGAAGATGACCGCCATCGGCAAGAGCGCCACGGCGCTGGGACGCCGCATGACGGTCATGCTCACCACGCCCATTGTGGCGCTGGGCAAGAAGGTCGTGCAGGCCAGCCTGGACTTCGAGTCCTCGTTTGCCTATGTGCGCAAGACTGTGCAGGCCACGGAGGAGCAGTATGATCAGCTGGCTGCTGCGTCCAAGCGGATGTCCACGGAGATCGCCACCTCCACCAG